AGAGTCCTCTCTTTTCTTTATCAACATCTAGAGACCTTTCAGACTCCAAAACCTTAGGATCGTCAGCACGGAATTCAATTTCATAACCATTCTTACCTGCCTTAATCTTATAAGAAGAATAAGGACCACGAGGGATGTGAAATGTAGGAGGTTGAATCACAGGTTCAGGTTCTTGCCTGAAAACATATCCAAGCAGACCTATGTGTGCTACAACAAATACTCCACCAACTGAAGCGGCGACGATCTTAAGTTTATTCATGGTTAGAATGGCATAACAGGACTAGGCATAACAGGACCAGTTACCTCAGGTACAGATGGCATAGCAGAATTTACCATTGCTGGTAGTGCTTCTGTGATTGCTTCAGTGATAGCAGCAGTTGCTTTCTCCCTAGCACCTTCGATTAATGTATCCTTTTGAACGTAAAGATAAGCACCACCCCCTAAGACAGCTAAAGAAACTAGACCAGATAATAACGCGACACCATTAATCAATTTTTGCATCTTTCTTCTCCAATGTAGGTGCTTGCTTAGATTCTTTTTCTTCCTTCTTCTTAGAAGGCATGACACCAAACGTAGCTAAAGTTCCAGTGAACACACTGGCAATAAAAGTTGGATCGATATTTTTCTGAGGAATACCAGGAACAGTTACATAATTAAGAGTCAGAATTGCTGCTGACCATCCAAGAATAATAACTCGGACGAGAGTTGATACACCCTCATCCGCCCACTCAAATTTGTTTTCCTTTTTGGCTTCCCCTTTCCTTGGATTTAATTCCATGAGTAAAGAGTAAGGCTCAAGTATTTATTAATAAATAAATTAGGAAATCAATTTTTATACAAATGGCAGGGAAAATTTTTAGTAAATTTGGTGCTAAGAGATCTTTAAACCTTACAGACTTGCCAGATAAAAAAGAAGCATTAAATAATTTATTAGATAAACTTGCAGACTCCACTGAAACTTTTACATGGGAAGATATTAATTTACTGAGATTTATTTCATTAACAGATATTAGTTCTAAAACATTTACTTCTGCCTCTGATGCAACTGTAAAATTAATTAATAGTAGTGGTATAACAACTCCTTACAATCCATTAATTACTTTAGAAAATCGTTTTGATAAAGCATATTTTACTACATCAGAACCATATTTTGCTGGTGGCGATGGACTATCAGCATCATATTTTGATTCCAATTCAATACAAAGAGAAACAGAGAATAATCCTGACAATAATTTTACAGGATTTGATACTAGTTTATTAGTTAAACAAGATAATTTTTGGGAAAGGGGAAATTTTTCATATGAAAATAAAATTTCAGTAGATTTTGTTTCTTTATATGGTGGTGTGCAATGGGAAGGTTATTTTAAACCATCACAAGATGGAAATCATAGTCTAAGAATAACAACTGGAGGATTTTTAAAAGTAGAATTTGATAATAAAACACAACCAAGAACTTTTATATCAGATCCTGCAACTGGAACTTTTAATTATCAAAATAATGATTTCGCTGAAGTAACTACTTTAGTTGATGATACAAAATTAGATCAATCAACAAATTTACTTACAGCAGTAAGAAATAGTTCTGGTATTGCATTAAATACTAATTATACATATGTTCTTGATCTTGGATCATTAGTGCAATGGGAAGCATATAAAATAAGAATAACTTATTTTACAGATCCAAATGCATATCCAGAAAACGAAACCGCAAATAAATCCATAGACATAAACATTACTTCTCCTGGTAGTGGCACATCAAATTTAAATTACAAACAACTATTTACAAAAAATTATTTTCAAAATTATAATATAGGAGACTTTAGAGAGTTTGTAGAGAAATCTATTTCTCTTGGCGGAACTGAAATAGGAAGTAAAGGAACAATTGGAGATGTTCAAGCAAGTTTTACAAGTTCTCCGGGACAAAAAGGTGATAGTTATAGAAATTTAAGTAACATCAATCCTACAATTTCTTATTATCAATTCCCAAAACAAATATCAGATACAGAAACTGTTATCCAAGGTTGCAATGTTCAAAACAATATTCAATCTATTTCTATTAGCAATGCACAAGCAGACTCAACCGAAGGTATTGAGATTGGAAACTATGTAATTGGATCTGGCATTCAAATAGGAACAAGAGTTACTAGTGTTGTCATTAATAGTAATATAATAGTATCTCCTGCTCCTAATAATACTGCAAGTAATACAACATTAACTTTTGTAGATCACAGAGGTCTTGTTGCATTTGGAACTGGAGATGTATATGGTGATAAAATAGACACGATAACAAATTCATATGGTTTGTCAAACATTGATAATAATCAAATAGTATTATCATCTGGTTTGTCATTTACATATGATAGCAATATAGATAATACTACAAACAATACTGCTGTTGGTATATTAGCAGAAGACTATATTGGATCTGAAATAAATTTTAAAAACGCTTCATCATCAAGTTTAATAAACAATAATCAAAAGTTTTATGTTTACGAGACGTTAGGGTTGGTTGATAGTGGTTTAAAGCATTTCTGTCAGGGGGTATTGAAGGCACGTTTGATGCTAACTCAAACTGATATTCTATCAAATAGTATTAACATTATCGTAGATGATGTTACTGGTATAACAAACAACATGTATGTTCATGCGTTTCCAGCTGTAAATTTTGGAGAAAGATTAGACGGAACTGTTAATGAATTATTCAGTAAAGTTCAGGTATCTAGTATAAGTGGAACTACATTAACTTTGACTGGTGTTGATGGTGTTCCTGTTTTACTATCAGGATTGGAATATAACTCAGAAAAAATAAAGAACATCGTATTTACTTCTACCGATGTCAACAAAGAAGTTTGTTTCAGACCAACTGATACATCACCACCATTTGCTGCCAATGCTGCTGGATTAACAACACCATTTAATGTATCATTAGTAAATGATTTTACTAGTACTAGTAATTCTGGAGGAGTTTTAAATAACTCTTCAAAAGTAACTTACTCTGCATTAGAAATTAAACATGATACTAATAACATCAATCTTAATATAAGTGCTTACGCATCAGAACCAATAAGTGATTACCTACCGATAGAAGACTCTGCTGGAAATACTTTTTATATATTATTAGGTAGTTGAACTTAACAACAAATTATATTCTTCTCCATTGATAATTACAGGAAGTTTATATGTAAATTTTTGCAATGGTGATACAGTACCAGATTCGGTTTGTATATCCTGAATGTTATTTACTGATATAGGATTTCCTTTAAGAATCATATTACCAATACTCATTTCTTGATTATCAGGATTTGATATTGCTGCAGCAGAATATTCTAATGTACTAGTTGCACTGTTGAGTTCCCATGGTGATGTGTTATCAGAAAAAGATCTAAGTTTTTCTATGTTAGTTTTTGTAGAACTTGGATTTATAATAAAAACTCCGGGACTATTCAATGTAAATATATCCGCAGTTCCATTATTAAAATTATCTGGATCAAAAGATTTTAATGATCCTTCTAATTTTATTGGATTTACTTCAAAAATATTATTAATAGATCTTGCATATTTTTTAAATCTAAAGTAGTTAGCTGCATCTAAACTTAATTCTAAACTACTAAAATTTTGATTGATAGTATTACTCAATACATAATTGTGATAAATTGTATTATTGGTATTACCACCTTCATCAACAAATTCTGGAAAAATTAAATTTAATAAATTTTCATTAGTAACTTCATTATTCCTTTCAAAAATTATAGGTATGTCTTTACTATCACTACTTTGAAATGGAGATTCAATAGCAAAAGGTTTTACTAATTCTTGTTTACTATATGAAGAAGCAATTTTAAAGTTGTTTATTCCATTAGTTAAAACAACTCTATAAGTCTCATCATATGAAAATTGAGATGATACAAGAGGAGTTGTGCCAGGTATTGTGTAAGTTGGCAGTGGAAATAAATTACATGTTAGATAAGGATATCTATTTGTTGAATCAAATGTTCCCGGACCACCTTCAAATAATGTTGACCATTTAATATCAGTAACAATTATTCCTGTTGTGTTATCAACTTCTTTTATTATAAAATTTTTGTTGTTAAAAAATTCACTTCCTGGAATGCCAGATTCAGATTCATTTGTGAAAAATGTATCGTAAAGTTTTATTGTTTTTCCTTCTGCAATACTGGTAAGTCCATGATTTTCATTAAGAGTAATACTTAATCTTTCAGGTTCAGTAGATGTAGCAGGAAGATGCAATATCATAGAGATAGTTCTTACTGCTCTTATCTTTACTGGATCGCCATTACCATAAATTGATAGCAAGTCAAATTCAAATAATGATGTTTCCGATCCTGCTACACCTGTTTCTTGCCTACTAAAATTATTAACACCTGGTTTATATACTACTACACTAACATTCTTTGTGTTGTTAGAAAACACCTGCAAGTCTTCCGATATACTTCCACCAGATAAATTATTTAAACTTAAAAATTCATCAAAAGTTTCAGAAAGATTAAAACTTCTGACGTATCCTTGATTTGCAGATATTGACATTAGTTATTTACCTTTATTGTCCAACCTTTAGTTCTCAAAAATTCTGCTGCAGTAATGCCAACAAAAACAGTAGTGTTCAGACGATTAGTAATACTATTTACAGTTAATTCAAGAGATCCTCTAAAAATATTTCCATCAGCATTTTCAAATTCTATAATATTTGGAGTAGAAAGAATATCATCATCAGCATAACCAGATTCTCCACTATTTATCTGAACACTATAAGATGCAGAGTTATAATATTTTTCTTTAACTCCAGTAACAGGAACAGTTATAGTTACATTAATATTATTACCTTCATCGTCTTGATATAATTGATCAATTACAATAGTATTTCCTTGAGAATAACCAGATCCAGAATTAACTAATGTAGCATTGGTGACAGAATTATTTCCATCAACAGTTATATTAACTATAGCATTTCCATTTGGATCTGTAAAATCTCCACCTGTATAATTTTTAGTAGAGTCACTTACAGTTGGATTTCCGATAGATGTTATTACACCATTTGTAATATCAGCACTAACATTTATTGTTCCAATAAAACCATTTCCAGAATTATTAGTATTAAAAACAATATTCGAATATGTTTTTTCTTTTGGAGAAAGTCCAGAAGTATTTAAATTTTTTATATCGTTTCCAACAGAAGTAACATCACCACCAGATACAGATGGTTGTGATATACTTCCAAATCCATTAACAATACCAGGAATCGTTGGATATCCACTAGGAGAACCTTGACCTCCTCCACTTAAATTAACAACAACATTACTTCTTGGAAAATTTATGTAATTATCGTATAAATCAAACAATATATTATCAATTGATTCAGAGGTTAATGCATTTGAAGCTAGATCAAGAACTTTAATTCTTTCTAAACTTTGCAAACCATTTCCTCTAGAATAATTAGTAAATTGATTATCATTTAATGATACCTTTTCAACAATAGGACAAGAATTATATAAGTTTGGCAATGGTCCAAAAAATTCATTATTAGAAGCATAAAATGATTCTAATTTTGGAAGATTAAATATATTGCTTATTGATTGCAATTTATTATTAGAAACATTCAAATAATTTAACGATGTCTTATTAGAATAAGATATACTTCCTGTAAAAGAATTATTAGAAAGATGTATTTCCCGTATTAAAGAAGCAGAAGCAAAAGATGGCAATGAAACAGAAGAACCTTGTCCCCAATTTTGACTAGAACTATGAATTTCTATTAATTTAGTAAGAGATTCTAGGTTAGGAAAATCTCCTGTAAATCTTCCATTGGCAGAAATAGCAAGATAAGATAAACTATTTTGTAATGGCAGAAATGTATTCGGTTCTATTTCACCAGCAAAATTTACATTATTTACAGACAGGGTAAATGAAGATACATTTGGAGAATTTACAAATGTATTATTATATAAACATTTTGCAGTACCACTTCCATCTGGTCTTCCTGCAATTAAATTATTACACGACGCTAAATTAATACTACTCAAACTTGAATTATTAAAGAAAGGAATACATCCAGAGACAGAGGAATGCCACAAGTTAAGTGAAGTTAATTTATTACATCCAGTGAATGCATACGTTCCTTCTGTTGGACCAGAAAATAAAGAACCAAAATTTGAATTTGATTCTGCAGAAAACGTTTCTAAATTTACCGCATTTTGTAAAGATCTTGGACATTGCAATTTAGTTCTTCCAATATTGATTGATTTAATATCCGGACTTGAAATGTTGCAAGTTCCAGTTAAATTAGGATTCCTATATAAATCTAAATTTACTAAAGAATATAAATTTTCTACATTTACTCTGTGAGGAGTTGTAGTTATATCAGTAGTTCCTAAATCCTGAAAATTATTACCACCAGCATTTAATGTTGTTAGTTTATGATAAGTAATTCCACTACCACCATAAAATAATGGCAACTCTCCTGCTGCATTAGAACTATCCGGATAAAAATATTTACCCCGTGATGAACTAATTTGTAAAGTTCTTAACTCCTGGAAAGGAACAAATATATTTTGTTCTATTCCACCAAAAAAACAACCTACAATATTTAAAGATTTTAATGTCAATGGCAATTTAGAAGTTATTAAATCGTTTAATTTTCTTTCTGCTTTTATACTAGCATTAAAAAAATCATTATTAGATATATTTAATGTTTCTAAACTTGGTGCAATAAATTTAACATCAGGAAAATCAACTAAACCATTACCAGAGAGAGATAATGAATCTAAATTATCTAATACGACTTTTGGTATTTCTTGTATGTTTATACTATTTAAATTTAAATTTCTAATTCCAGCAGGAGGAAAATATATTTCAATAAATCTTTCTGCTGCAAAAGGAGATTGATATTGTAATCTAGATCTAGTAGAAGAACCATTTTCTCCTGTAAAATCTTCAAAATCTTCAGTTCCCAATCCATCTGTTCTATCAATTCTCCAACTAACTTTTTCTACACCAAATGTTGGATTATTAAAATCTACTATTGCATCAAAGTTTCTAAAATACCCTTTAAATCTCAAAGGTATTCCTTTCATAGCATAAATGTATTTCGTATTACCGTTTACATCAATTTTTATTTTATGAGTAGCAGTTTCTGCATTAAATTTTGTTGGTTTTGCTACTGTTCTTGTTTTAATTTTACCAACACTTAATGTTCCACCAATTTCTACGTCTGCACCATATGCAATAGTGCTATCAAAAGTACTCCAAGAACTAACTCGTGAGGTAGATATATCGCCCCATTTTAAAACAGGGTTATCATTTGGATCTAAAATAAATGGAGTAAGATCAAGAACAGGATATCTAAATGCTGTAGCAGAAATGCCACCGGCAATTTTTAAGTTACCTCTAAGTTGAAAATCAGTTCCACCTGATAATGATAGTGTTGTTCTATAAGTTGATACATCATTTATATATCTATCAAATGATTGCCAAATAGGGACGGATATATTAGATAAAGTTTGAAGATCGTTTTTATCAAATCCGCTTGCACCAATCCCTCTAATTACTTCTAAATCATTCTTTTCTAATTGAAGATTTTTTAAAGCAAGTTTTGTATCTGGAATATCAGCTAAAGAAAGAGAAACAGATAAACCAAATATCCTACTATTTTTAATAGACATATTTTTTATTGCTGCTCAATGTAAGTTAACGTAGCTTGAACATCCGTTGTATTTCCAGGTTCTCTAGAAGTTGCCAAGAAAAAGTACGCTGTAGTATTTAGTAAATCAGGAGTAATTGTTTCTTTTTCAAAATCAAATATATTTGATAAAGATATTAATTTAGTATCCTGCCCAACATAAAATTTATCAATTACTTCATATGGTCTTAGTTGTGATTGATTTTGAACATCAATCAAAGCAGATGACAAACGTTTGTCAGAACTAAAGTTTGGAGGAATTTGTGTGAGAGCTCCTGTTGTTGTTTTTAAGTCTCCCACAGGACCAACTTGAATTGATGAATTAGAAATAGTCATTTGACTATCTCCCAGTTCCTTAGATATAAACCACTTTGGATTATAAGTATTAGTTACCTGCGTCACCTCTTTAATTGTTGCACCATTTATTAATGATCCATCTCTCATTTCAATAAAGAAGTATAGTGGATATGGATTAAAGTTAAATGATTTGATAATACTTTTTCTATATGATATCAATTTAATAGGAACAAACCAAATAACTAAAGAAGTAGCAGATGATTGCGATTGTCCAGGTAGATGATTAGATAATTTAATTATGTATTTAATATTACCACTATCTTCTATATATTGAATTACATTACTTGCAAATCTAACACCAGATCCAACACTTGGTGGTGTTTCTATTTGAGTAATATTATTAGAATCAAATCCTACTTCAGCATTTTCTGGATTGAATGTGATAGCATTAAACGACTCTGCTATTAAATAATAAGAATTTGCATCATAAGTATAACCAGCATTTATAAATGTTTGTTGAATATTAGATGGGTCATTAAATTTAGTACTACCTTGCACTTGTGTTACCGATTGAAAAATTGCATCTTCAACTTCAATATTGACAAATGCACAAGTTCCAGTATTTGATCCTGGAGGCCTTGGCGTTCTATAATCAATAGTATAAGGTCTTGTGCTTATACTACTTTCTCCATTTTCATACCCATCAATATTTCTATTAATATCTTCATTAAAAAGTTCAGCATATAATTTATATGAATCAGTAAATTGCACACTATTATTTTGGTTATCTTTCCAAGTAATATTTGTACCATCATATTCAGGTTTTAAAGAAGTTATACCTATTCTAAAATCAGCAAGTTGACCCGAAGAATACGATCCACTATCAGTAGTAGTATCAAATAAAAAGTTCAAAGTATTTTTACTACCACTCACAGGTATAGAGGAAGCTGCGAGAGCATTATATTGAGATAATCTACCAGAAAATTCAGAAGGATTTTCAATTACTTGCAATGAACGCCCCGATCCAACAGAATAATACCGGGGAAGTTCTCTATCAATAAGAAGGTCTGCTACGTTTTTTGTTTTATCATAACCAGAAATCGTTCCTAATTTTGCAGTAGTATATCTATCTTCCAGACCTGCAATACTTATTACACCACTACCAGTTTCCATTTCTTTTATGTAAGTGAGATAAACTCTAGTAGCAATTACCTTAGCATATAAATCTTTAGAATTTAAAAATACTGGTTGATACTTTATCGACTCACTACTAATAGAACCTGTCAAAGTATTATTTAATGTAATAACATTACCATTAATGTTAGTAATTATAGTATTTGCAGGAATTTTAGATGCTATATCTGCTGGATCTACTACGTCACCAATTCTTAAATTGTCAACGTTATCTAATGTTAAAGTAGTTCCCGATCCTGTAGAATTTTTTTCTAATATTTTTAATTTTAGTTTATCTCTAGACGAATCTACTATTTCAAATTCTCTTTCTATACCATTATATCCTGCATTTAAATTTGGTTGATAGGTATGCCCAAATTCTGGACAAGATTTACATTTCACAATAGCAATTTCTGTTAGTCCATCACAATTAACAGATAGTTCTTTAGGAAATATTTGTTGTTTATTTTTTATTAATTGTCCGGTTGAATTTGAAATTGATGTTTTTGGTTGTATTCCTACAAGAGAAGTAGATAATAAAGGACCATTTTCTGTTACTTGAGGAGTTGTTTTTAAATTAGAAGTTGCAGAATTTACAGTAACTGTTCCTTCATCTCCGCCATCAATATAACAACTTGTTCCATACTTATATAAGTATTGTGGAGTAGTTGTATTGATATGATTATCAACTATAAGTGAATATTTAAATTTGTAGTATGGATCTCCCATATATGGTTGCTTTAATTGATTTTCAATAAGCAATCTATGCAGTTTAACCCATCTAGCTTTTCCATTATTAACTGGCACATAAGCATAAAATTGAATACCTATACCACCATACCATCCAAATTCAATTTTATACATTGTTATTTGTTCTGCAGACCAGTTCCATCCACTAGGTCCATTGCCATTTAATTTATCACCATTCCATTTATCTCTTGTTATTACAGTTTCATATACCTGTTTATTTTCAAGCCCAGTATAAGCAGTATTGTTTTGTGTGTTTTTAGTTATCGTAACTTGATCTTCTGGATCTAAAAAATTTGCTTCTAATATTGATTCTGTTAATGGGACAACACTTCTTCTTACAATACTAAAGTTAGATCCACGAATTTGAAAAACTAAATCATCTGTGTTATTTCCAATTCCCCATTCAATAATACTATTATTATCTGTTTTATCATTTGATGCTCTAACACCAAAAGTATATCCACTGATTCTTCCTGGTTGGTATCTAAAAGCTTTTCTGGACTCTAAGTATGCACGAGTTGGTCTATGAGTAGAGTATCCTGGTTCAGAATTTGAATATGCAGTTTCTCCTTCTGTTACTACTCCGGATTGAATAAGATATCTTTGTATTAAAGAAAATGTATTAATTACTTCTCTTGTTAAAGGAAAATTGTCTGGTCTTAAAAAAGATTCTGTTGGTATCCTTCTCCAAACTTCAGTCCAAGTATCAATTTGAGAAAATAAATCATCTGCACTTTCATAGTATGAATTAACCGGAGATAGTAATGCAGATAAAACTTTTTCTCCATCCATTCCTAAAAAATTTTTAACCCGAGCAGTAGTTCCTGTAGTTTTTCCTCTGATCTCTACATAATTACCATTACCTTTAATATCAGTAACTTCATTATCTATTTCTAAAATATCGTCTCTTAAATTATAAGAAACTACATTACCTAAAACTTCATTAGTATCAGTTCTTTCAATTTCTTCACCAATAAAAAATTTGATATTATCCGGCAAACCATTTGGCAAAGGATCAGGTACAATAAGTGTTTCTAAAACAAAATAATTTCTTTCATACGGTAAAAAGTTTTTTGAATATTCTGAATTAGTTTCTTTATAGGTATCATATAATAACATACCAATTTTTAAAAAGACATTAAATTTTTTATAACTTTCAGAATTGTGATAATTACTCTTAAAACCATAAGGAAATGTATATGGTGTTCTATATGATTCAATAGATATTGCTGCTTCTTCTTTTACTTCTCTAACCCTAGAAGTATAATGTTTTCCATAAGTTTTATTTTTTCTTGTTTCCCATACTCCATACGAATACCCACTGTCGCTACTATAAAAAATAAATTCATCATCATCTAATCCATAAGTAGAAACATTAGAAAACAATCCTAATTGTTCTTCTGCTTTTGGATATCCAAGTAGAGTAGTGCTAACTTCACTGAATGCTGCAAAACTTTCTTCTACTTTTAAGATTGGATCTATTTCAACAGGAGTAAGTTTTATTAATTCGCCAAATAGATCTTTATTTGAAGTAACATTTAAATCTAAACTACATTCATTGTTAGTATTAATAGAAGTTACAACTCTAGTTTCATAGACTGCTTGAGAATTTTCAATTCCTGTTGGTAGTAATAATATACTTCCATTTTCTAACTCCCCCTTTTTTCCAATAAACTCAATTTTAACAATAGTTAATTCATCCACATTATTAGAACTTTTAAGTATTTGTCCTGGAAATATATTAGTATCTGAGTAATCTGATAATATTATTACTCCAGTTTTATAGGTAGATGTATTAATATTAAAAGAAGTTATTATGCCAGTAGAATTAGTTTTCTCATTTGTAACCGTATCATCTACTAAATCATTATTAATTACATCTAAACTTGAAAAAGATATTCTGTATTTGTTTTCATCTTTAAACAACCCATCTCCAGATTCAACTGTAATGGTATTGCCATTTGCTTTAAATCTTTTTCCAGATAACCTTACATTTTTTTGACTGTTAGTTTTTTTATCTGAAGTATATACAATAGAAGTTGCTTTATCTGCTGAAGATTCTGATGTCAAAAAAGTATCTTCAGCAGATACCAAAGGTGTTCCACCTTCATCAGTTAAAGGTTGCGATGTTTGTAAATTGTATAGCGGCACATTTCTTTCAACCAAAGGTGCTGGTTGTTTATCATTACCAATTTTTATTTTCTTTGACATGTATCACTGCTCCTCCCAAGTAAGACTTGCTAAGATCTCTCCTTTTTTTCCATAACTTCCCGTTCCATCAGATCCATTATAAAAAGATTTGGATGAGACGCAGACATATAATGAATCAACTAAATCTGTTAGAGGGAACGATAGATAATCTTTATTGTAATCAAAGTAAGACTGAAGATTAAACTCTGCTCCAGAATTTGGAGAGAATAATGTAGTTACAATTGTTCCTGTTCCAGGGATTGGAGATCTTTGTTCAGTATCTATATTAACTGCAGATAGTCTTGCAAGAGAAGAGGAAGGAAATCCATCAAACCCAGGATCTTCCACGGTTGAAGTTAAATCAGGATCAGCTCCACCATTTCCAGGACCAGAATAATTTTTCACTCTTAAGAAAGAACCTCTAATGTTAAGTTCATCTATAGTTACTTCTGCAGCACTAAAGTAATAACTACCATTAATTTTTTCAAGCAATCCTAAAGTTGTAGTAGCTACTCCAGAAGTATCTCCAACTATAGTAGTTCTAAAGTAACCATAAGTCTTTTGTCCTTCAGTTAAATATGTTCCAGTTTCAGTAATATCTGCGCTGGGCAAAATAATTTTCTTTCCTCTTCTTCCAATATTAATAGCAGAATTAATACCAACAGATGCAGCAGCTGCAGGAACATCAAACGTTTGAAACAATGGGGACTTAAGCAATTGCACAACTAAAGATTCTGAACTAGATGTTAATCCCGTTGCAAGTCTAGTTGGATAAATTTGAACTCTATTCCTAACACCATTAATTTCAGTTCTACACTTAATTCCTAATATAGATTGAGGTCTATCTACAATTAAAGAAATATTACCGTTCGTAGCAGATAATGTTTTACTTAAATACAGTTTATTACCAGATACATATACCACTCTAACATCTTGATCGTTTGGATTACCAGTAGATACTTTAGCATTGATATAATAATCACTCAATACAGGAGCTCCATTGGTATCAGCGATAGTGAGAGCAGGAGCATTTATATATGAAGTTCCAGGAGTTGTTACTTGATTTACTCCACTCTCAGCAAATAAATTAGAATTATTACTAGACTCAATCAAATACTTAGATCCACCAATTTCTTTTAAAGTTTCTGATGAATAACTAAACAATCTAACAGTTCCTCTGTCTCCACCATCAATATAATATGAAGCGCCATATTTAACTAACTGTTCAGAAATAGATCCATAACCAGAATCGGTATTGGAAATTTTATCAACATTTTTATATCCATATCTATTTTCACTACCTCCACCATATACCATGTAAGTAATAGGTAGAGTAGCATTACCAAGAGAAGCAACCTTTAATTGGTTTGATGCTCTAAGATGATGGACTCTAACCCAACGTGCTTCACCATTGCTTACAGGCACGTATGCAAGGAATGTAGCACCAACAGCACCATACCATGAGAATTCAATTTTATACATGGTAACTTTTGTTGAATCAAGTTCCCATACACTATTAAATTCTATCTGTTCATTAGTTGTTGGTTCTTCTACAGGGTCTCCTGCTTTTTTATCAAGAACATTATCACTGTAAACAATATCAGTAACTCTACCATTCAATTTTTCTCCACTCATTCTAGAGCGTGGAATTCTATACTCATATACCTTATAATATTTTGGATCAACATTAAACCAAACCCAGTTTTTATAAAGTCTTTTATTTACATAGTTAAATTGTTTTTTAAGAGTTGTAAATCCACTACTTCCATCAAGGGTGCTATCAATATAACCTTTAGAGTTTGCCGTATCTCCAGATGCTCCAGGTGGATATAAGTATGGGAATGCTCCATCCACAAATCCATTAGCATTTGAATTTAAAGATCCATCTGTGTAATTAACTCCAGAGTATTTTCTTATATCATCAGGTAATAAAAATGCAACTGGTGTTTGTAAAGAAAATCCATCCGAACTAATATCACCAGGATCATTTGTAATTACAAACTCGTCTGCTACATACGCAGTATCAGTTTCTGCTGACCAGGGATTTGAATCATTACCACCACCAACATTAGTATAAATTTCTTCATTACTAGGAACTTTAGATAAACGAATCTCTTGATAAATTCCATTAGCATCAACAGTAACATCTTTTATGGAAAGAACATACCATATACTACCATCAGGTAAACTACCAGTTATTGCAGTAATATTACTAGCGGTGTTACTATTTTTGTTGAAGTAAAAACTTTGTCCTACTTGCAGAGCATCTTTATTTGAAGGTATTTTAATTTTCAACCATTTATTTGCCCCATCATCTGTAACCGCTTTAACATCATAATAACATTTTTCTTTCAGTAAAGAAATATCATGCGCTGCTGCATGTGTCATCACTAAACCATCACGATATACACACATCTCTCCTGCCACAGAACCAGACGGAGATGGAACAGAAGAATAATTACCACTACCAGTTAAAGCAGTAATCAAAATATCAAGTAAAGATTGCACCGCTGCTGTTGATCCACCTTCTTCCGTTGGAATATTAGATCCAGGAGAAGTAGCAGAGTATCCATTCAAAACCGATAAAGATGTTCCAGCAAATAAAGTAGTAATTGCTGTTTTAATAGCAGTATACCTAGTAACCTCAGTTGCAGGATTGTCTAGATACAATACAATATTGTCTCTATCTGTTGCGTTAAAAAATCTAAGTGTATTGTAGACAGTAGTAGCATTACCACCATATTTTAAATCATGAATAATACCTTCAATAATTAAACCAGCATCTCTACGACACTTATCATATTCATCCGGATTATTTTCTGCATCTCCAGCAACAGGAACTGCTACTTCTTGTAGGTATCTTTTGTTTGCTTTTAATACTTCTGCTGCATTTGGATATGTAGAAGCATTCGTTTCTGTCAGTGGTATACCAACCCATGCATAATCTTGATCTTGTTTATCTGAAGTAGATCCAAAAGGAAGAGGGTTATCTCTAATAATAGATTGCGTTCTTCTTACAACAGCAAAGTTATCGCCATATGCATCATTTCTACTTTCATAATAATAACCATCAAACTTATCAAAAATGCCATACTTTTTGATAGCAGGATTTCTTATTGCCGGTCCGCCCGATACAACATTATCTGTAATTGTATATGGTGCTCTATTGAATTTGACACCAAATGTTGCAGCAGAGACACGTCCTGGTTGATATCTAAAGAATCTTTTTGATGTAAGAATAGTATACTCATCTGTTGGTGCTTCAATCATTGCTCCTGCTTCTTCAGGAATATGAGTTAACCCCCAATCTTGATTTCCAAGACCAGTATACTTTGCTTGATTAGTTGTAGTTTCTGGAGAATACATCTCCAAAGATGTAATCTGTTCAGGAAACGATGTCCATTCTGTTGGGTTTACATCATAAGTGTTTACATCAGCAAAAATACCAAGAGCAACTTCTGATCTAGGAATACCTAATAATGATAACGCAACTTCAGATTGTTGTTTGTTTTGCTCTTCCACAGGAATTGCAGACTGATCACTGGCAATAACAACAGGAATCGATTTTGATGACACTTGTTGTCCTGCAGGAACTGGTGCGGTTCTTCCTACAATAACAGTTGACGAATTATTATTTACAGCTGCCATTTTTGCTCCTAATATTTACAGGAAATACTCTAGTTTCTTTGTGTATTTATAATTTAATCAATATGCTCTAGAGATAACTCCCTTTGCAATTACATATTTATTTCTAAGTTCATAATAACCTCCACCAATTTGTGTTCCGCCTCCAACACCAGTAAATCCAGTAGCAGAAATTATATCTCCATTAGTTTGTTCAAATTTTGGTTGAAGTTTTAATTTATTCTGACCACCTTCATTAAATTTACTAAAAACATACCAAAGATTTACGTCACCCTGTGGTGAAAAGTTATGCGCTACTAATTTAATATAATCTCCCTGAGTTATTTGACCGAAAGCAACGTCATCCAGAACATCTACTTGATAATATGCATTGCTATCTACTGTTTCACCACCTCCAAACACAGGATCTACATCGCTACCAATAGGAACATTACCATAAGTAGGAACATAGTAATCAATTCCTAAAATTCTATAAACATAATATTGATTATTAGTTATAGAAGAATTTGGAGGAAATATATTGTTACTATTATCTTGAGACAAATTAAATTGAATTTGTCCTATAGTAGCATCTACATTTGGATCAATATATCTTTGGAATGCAACGTTATTTACTTTTTGTGTAAGATCTACAGTTTCAATATTATTAGATACCGTAGCAATATGAACATCAAAATTAATAATAGTATTAGTCAAGTCTTTAACAGAACCATCTGCTTGATACTGATAAACAGGCGTCTCTTGATTGACATCATATTCTATTGATAAATTAACACCATCATAATCAGTATCATATAAATCAGGAACAGGAATATATTCTCCTGCTGGACCTAAGATTAGATTATCAAGAACTAAAGCATTGACTGATCCATATATTTGAATGCCTGAACCACAATTTTTTACAACAGAACCATTCATAGAAAGAACATTGCTTGTAGTTAAATCTAACGCTCCTGGAAAATTACTAAAGAATGTAGATGTAATATTAACATTTTCAGAATCACTTGCTAATATACAAAGAGTAGAATATCTTTCCGTCTCTAAACCATTGAATATATTTGTTCCAGAAATTGTAAGGTCTTTTGATCCCTCAGCAAACAATGCTGGTCCAGAAGTATTTTTAATTTTAATATCTTTTAATTTTAAAAATTCGCTATTAGGAAATCCCAATGCTGAATTATTACTTTCAATACCTAAAGAAGAACGGTCATACAATAATTGAAATTGTGCATTTCCATCAATAACTATATCTCTCAAGACAAAGTTTTTAGTAGTCCAATTAGTTTGAACTGCAGTAGAATCATATCCTACAGGAACAAACATAGAATTTCTCAATCCACTCATAGGAGTGTCATTAATTTTTGTTGTATTCCAATATTGTTTTTTTAATATAGTAGCATCATCCAATCCACGTAAAGCAAATCCATCAGGAATTTTTAATTGATCAATTAAATATGTGCCTCCAGGAATAATTAAAAAATCTGTACCATCTGTAGATAATTCATTGATTGCTGTCTGTAATGCAACAGTATCATCATGATAAACATAAACAGAATAAGTAGAATCAATTTCTAATCCTTGTATATCAATAACAAAACTATTATTATCTCCATCAATTGATTTAATAGCACCGGTTGCCCATCCTCTTTTTTTATTTACGGGAGGATTGATGTTAAAATGTACTATGTCATTAGTTTTATATGTTCCATCTGCATTTTTACTTGTCCAAGATGGAACATCATATTCTCCATAGTCAATGTAATCTGTTGTTAGCGTAGCAATTGCCCCGGTAGAGGGATTAGAAAATTCTTTCTGTCCCAATACAGCAAACAATTTGAATGCCGATTGATTACCTCCAATACCAGATATAGAATTTTCAGCATTAATTAAAGAATCAAATATTCCTCTATAGATTAATATTCCTTCTGTAGTACTATTTCTAGTAATATTAAGTGTATTATAATTTGCTTCACTTAAATTTGCTGGCGATAAATTTTGAACAATTTTAGTGTTAGGTATTACAACATATTCACTCACATCTCCAGTAAGAAGATTGTAAGATGCAAACACATAAACATAATATTTTTTATCAATGTTTACATCATTAAATTCATTTGCTACAAATGAAGGAGTAATTGTTATTTGATTAATATTAGGAGAATCTGGAAGGTTTGCTGCAAGTGTAGTGCTTGCCCCAAATATTTTTACTTGTTGTAATGTATTAAAATATTGAATATCATCCACAGTATCTAAAACAACTTGCAAATAACTATTTGAATCAATAACAACTGTTCCAGAATTTAAACCAACACCATTAGTTTTTACAAGATAAGAATTTCCATCTCCTGAAGCACCATACTGAGAAGCAACGTCATAAACAGTTTCAGTTGGCAACATAAAATTGTAATAGGTGCTTCCATTATTAGAAAACTGCCATCTAACTTCATCAGGATTCCACTTGATACATCCTGCAGTAGCACTATCGGTTTCTTTAATACTGTTTACTACCAATTTACCAGTAGATGTAATATCATTAAAAGTAACATTAGATGTAGTACTAATGTCTTGTACTAAACCAAAGGTTAATGTCTCAGAATTACTATCTCTTGTTATATTAACAGAAGTTCCACCTGCAAAGAAAATATCATCAGTGATACCTGCGCCTGCATTTCCACCTGCAGTCAGTTGCAATCCTTTCGTATTATTACTAGCACCATCAATTGTAGAAATATTATAAGTTGTGTTTAAGTCTGCCGGACTAGTCCAATTTATTCCAGTTGCAGTAGAACTGAGAACTTGACCCGAATCACCTGCTTCGCCATCAGCATCATGTAAAGGTCCTAATACGCTTAGAGTTTTTCCCGAGTTTATCTTTAACCCTTCTAGAACTTCAACTTGTATGTTCTCTGTATTGTCGCGATTAGTTAATTGGTTTGTCTTTACTAGGGACATAGCTTCCCGTCAAACGTATATTTTTATTCTTTTGTATTTATAAAAAGCGGGAGATCGGACTTGAACCGACGACATTCAGTTTGGAAAACTGACGCTCTACCACTGAGCTAGCAACCCGAACGGGATAGATGGGATTTGAACCCACGACCTTCGCAGTGACAGTGCGATGTTCTAACCAACTGAACTACTACCCCAACTCCCCCGACTGGAATCGAACCAGCGACCTACGGTTTATCTTTCCGTTGCATCTTCCATCTGAGCTACGAGGGATTGTGGTGCGCCACTACATCTTTAACTGGAATGTAGAAACCAGGCGACAATATCTTCACCCGCACCAGGGCTAGTTTAGAGTCGTACCGAGACTAGATGAAGCTGATAGTATCATCACTAGAGTTTCCAATAGTAATGTTGCCTACACAATCACCAAGATTCATAACGTTATCCAAACGACCTAAATCACCACCAGGACGGTTGATATGATCAGATGACAGATTGAAATTATAATTTGAATCATAAGCAAAATGAGTTATGTCATTTACCTTTTTATTTAAATTACTGACTGCTTGATACTGCGTGAATAATTCAGACAGATAATCTTCATCTCCCTCAGCAAGAGCGTTAATCAATGCTTGACGGAGTGCTTCTTCAGCAGCTTGGACTTGTGATCTTACGCTCATAATAACCTCTTAGTATTTTACGGTATCTTTAATGTAGCAGGGCACACCTTCTGGATCTAACCATTTAGTGTAATCTACATCTTCTAGACAGGTGTCTAGTTGCATTTGGTTGTCAAGGAAATACATGTCAAAGTATCTCTTTTTCCACTCATGGTATTTTTGAATACGGTAGTCAGGTCTACCGTTGATCTCCAGAAGACCGCACTGGACGTAGCGGTAAGGAAATCTCTCAAGAATGACTGTTGGTTTCATCAGGTTTTTTGTTGACTTATCAAGTGTAGCATAGTTTCTGTGTTTTAACTAGCATCGTCATGTGTTGTCATCATATCTTCCCAGTCAGATTCAGTAACCTGATCTGCTAGTTCTTGGTATTCATCAGCAGGGACTGCCATGACAGCAGTTCCATCTGGTTTACGAACAATAAATGTTTCGCCTGCTTCAATGCGATCCATGTATGCATCAAAGTCTTTTTCAAATTCAGCAAAGGGAACTTCAACCATTGATCTCCTTAAAATCGTTTTCAAAAATTGCTAAACCAGCATCGGTTAGCACATGGTTATACATTTTGTCAAACACAGCAGGTGGCAATGTGCATACATTAGCACCATACATGAAACAACGGGAGACATGGTGGACATCTCTCAAACTGGCAGCAAGGATCTTGGTGTGAACACCATGAGAGCAATACAGTCCAGAGATAGCACGGACCAGTTCAACACCACTGAGTGAATTATCATTCAGTCTGCCGATAAATGGTGAGATGTATGTTGCTCCTGCCTTCGCTACCATCACTGCCTGAGCGGCGCTGAAACAGAGAGTAACGTTAGTCTCAACACCTTGGGCAGTGAGTTCTTTACATGCCTTCAGACCCTCTACAGTGAGGGGCAGTTTGATCGTAACATTGTCAGCAATATCACGATACTTATTAGCATGAACAAGCATCTCAAAGCAAGATTCGCCTTCTACTTCAGCAGAAATGCTTTCAAAAGCAAAGTTAGTTGCTAGAGTTTTAATAAACTCAACATAATCTACACCAGACTTACGAACCAGTGTAGGATTTGTAGTGATGCCATCGACTAGACCAGTCTTATAGCGTTCAGCAATTGCTTCGTAATCAGCAGTGTCTAGGAAAATTTTCATATTCAGTGAGGTAATTACACTCTGATGCGTTGCTGCATAGAGATACATTGTTCTTTCATATTATAATACAATTTATAATTTGTTGTCAACACGTAGTATCCCTTTATTTCACTACCATCACAATTATAACCGTAGCCCTTGAGAGGTTCATCAACTCCATCAATTCTGAAGCATTTACTACCATTTTCTAGGTAGTTATGAAATTTCTCGTCTAGGTTGATCATCGTTCTTCGTAGGTTAATTTACGGACTTTTCGTTTGCGTCGTTCCTCTTGGTATTTTAGGTCATCAGGTGTCAGGATACCATGATATTTGATGTTATTGTCATGTTTCGTTAGAACCACTTGACCTAAGTCAATAGCTCCTACAGTATCGTCCACAACCTTCATGTGATTAGGACAACCACAGAACTGAACTTTGCTATTGCTTGTCAGTTCTTTGTTGCATAGTTTACATCTTGCTGTTAACATTGTTCTTATGAGCTACTTGGGAATATGGAAACGGGATAGAAGGGACTTGAACCCACGACCTTCGCAGTGACAGTGCGATGTTCTAACCAACTGAACTACTACCCCTTTTCAACCGTTTTCTAACGGCATTGTCACTAACACCAAACATTCTACCAGTAGCAGAATAACCGTTTTTAAAAACTAATTTTTGTAGTTCTTGGTTACTTGGCCAATCAGCAACTTCTCTATTTTTGCGAGAGCATTTTACTGAACAGAATATTTGAGTGATAGTTGTTAATTTTCCACACTCTTTACAAGGGTGCTTCGGTTTTTCTGGTAAAGGTTTATCCTTAAAACTCTCATCAAATTTTAGCACATTATCTGGGATATTAGCAATACCAGCATGGACTTCACGATGACAGTTAGAGCATAAACAAACACACTTTCTAAGTTCTTCAACAAATAATTGTCTATTTGCCACAGATCCTGTTAGTGTGAAATCTTTTTGGGATGGATCAAAGTGATGAAACTCTAATGCCTCAACACATTTATCATAACCACAAATACCACACTTACTACCAAAAGCATCAACTGCCCATCTTTTTCTTCTTTGACGAAATTGGACAACTGATTTGCCAGACATTCTAACCTCTAACTTTATTATTATTTATAATATTTTAGAGGTTAGACACTCCCATCGTAGGTACTGCCCCTACCAATCTCCGATTAACAGTCGGGCCCGTTCGCTTGCTCGGTCGATGGGATTGATTATGCCTCAACAGACTCAAGATCCTGATTGAGCTACAGGGGAATGAAAGGGGCTTCTCACCCCCCTGAACTACTTGGGTAACAAGGCTAGTTTAACCCCGATCTCCCATTCAGGCAGTCGCGAACTCGCGAGTGCGGGAGAATGCTACGATATTATTCGCAGCAGGTGTAGATGTTTTTGCATCTGTTGTTTGCTTATCCAAGCAGGTTTCAGTCACAATCGTAACAACCCGTCTAAACCGTGGCACCCCCCTGAATGGAGGTGAGGAGAGTCGAACTCCTGTCCGAGCCTATTCGTAAAGTCACCTATTCCTCAAAAGAGGAAAGCGGGATATCGGAATCGAACCGATGACGAAAGGTTGGAAACCTTTAGTTTTGCCTCTAAACTAATCCCGCGAGACAGGCTCACCTGGAATCGAACCAGGAACATTCGCTTAGAAGGCGAAGGTTATCTCCGTTTAACTATGAGCCCAAGTGGTTATTCTAAGAAGGCAGTTGCTCTGTCCACTGAGCTACTGAGTCATATATTAATTATAATACAATTATATTTTATAGATACACAAATTTAAATTTATAACTGCTCGGTAATGTGTATCTGTTTGAGAAACACCTCTGTGTTTTAAAGTATTAGGAAATATTACTGCACGATTTGCAACTGATTCTACAATTTGACCATCTTCAAACTCTGTATAACCATTATTCGTATTTACATAATAAACTATAACAGTAAGAGTTTTTTCTGGAACTTCTTTAATTCCAACATTTAAATAACTATCATAATGAAAGTCAGATTTTACTGGTTTATCATTACATAATTGTAAGTTTGCTTTAATTCTAGATATAGATACAATTCTCTGTTGATTTACAATAGGTAGAACATATTTAAAAAATGGAGAAAACGACGCAATTTTATAATCAGCAAACCAATGACTCATTTGAGTATTTAATGGATTACTTCCATAACTATTGATGTCCATGTCACCAGTTTTTGCAGCAACCGTCCAAGGAAATTCTTTTGCTTGCACCATACGTTGCAGTTCTTCATGATCATTAGGATGAATAAATTCATCAACCACTTGAATTTCATTCATGATTGCCAATGGTAATGGTAAAAGTTTCCTTTACGATCACACATGGGATCTTCCGCAACTACACGATAAGGCAACATACGTTGTCCTTTGAAACTGGTTCTGTCTCCAATAATTGAATACGCTTCCAGAAGATTGTCTGTGTTTTTTAACCTAGCAACAACACTTGACTTTGCTGCTGGACGGCGATAAAGAAACCCTTCATATTGTCCAGGAGCATAAACTACATCAGCAACATTGTTAGGGAATACAGGGGACTTAACCCTGTTAAGGATAGAAACTGCAACGCAGTATTCATCTTTAGTTCCAGTTGCTGCTTCAACTTGTACTGCTCGTGCAAGATGATCGTAGTCAATGGCACTGAGTGCCAGAATCGTTTCCAAAATCAAAATAGTCCTTCCTGTAGTAACGTCCGAGGATGTTGCTATTATAGTAGGCAGGGGTGCCGTTTGTCAAGCTCTCGGTAAGGACATCGTGGAGGAAGAGCTGGCGGGTCTCCTCGTAGTTGACCCTTCCTGGTGTGGTGTGTAAGGAGAGGATTTCTCTAGCAAAAGACTCCCGTCCAAATTTTTTAATATCATCACTAAGTTCTGGACAACTTCCATAGTAGTTTCTCCAGTTACTTTCACTTGTAACTCTTCGCCGCTTTGTAGTTTGACCAGTATCTCTAGGCTTTCGTTTTTGCCAGAAGTATTTTCTACCGATGTAGGAACGGTTGGTGGTGCTACAGGCAATTTTGTAAACAAAACCATAGTTGTCCCCAATAAGAGACCCGTCAAAGACGCTCCCACGATACATCCATGGATTCGGATACTCTTTATTCTCTGCCACATATTCATGATATAACCTCTAATATTTATGGTTCGTCAAATAAGATCTGATTGATATAATTGTCTGCCCACTCGTCACCAAAATATTTGGCAAGGATGCGTCTAGTTTTGCCATTAAGTTTTTGATTTTTACAGTATTGTATCTGCCCTTCGTATCTTAAATCTGCACCATAGTTATCTTTATCAGATTTCCATACAGCACCAGCGTATACATCTAGATATTGATCAACAACACGACAGAAAGTAGTTCTTTCTTCATCTGTTCTCAGACTAGCAAATTTAAAATACGGAGAAAAGATGTTTCCCCATAAAGGCACATCCCGATTATTTTCAAAGTCATAAAATCTACTGATATCAGCAATGTCATCGTATATTGGATGACTGATACTATCTACAGGAGAGATATCTGTGATGGCAGCACTAACATTATTGTTGCCAACAACAATATCTGCGCCAAAGATTGGCAAATTAAACTCAGGATCTGGATACCAAATACAATGTAAGATATCCAGTGGTCCTAGAGTAGCAATCTCTAAATGCACCTTGCGTAGACCAGTACAACTAAACATTTCATTGTGAATGTTTAAGTTCCCATCTTCAGTTTCTTTATAAACTTTTTCAAATTTATCATCAACATCTAATGGGTTTACACATGGCAGAGTTTTTTGATGCTTACGAATAATCTTAGCAAGATCGTCAATTATTAATCCCACGGGTCAGGTATTTGAATCTCATTGCTTGGAGGAACCATGCGTCGGTTAGACACTTTGGTCCCTCCATTATGATCTTCGCTTGTTTTTCGTTCACGCTTGGATCTTGGAGGGCTCTTACCTTCCAACCAGGTAAAGAATCTCTTATCACAACTGAAAACCAGCGAACGTATCTTTTTCAACATCTTGCTTAATGCTCCCAATTAAATATGATTCTACTTCTGTTTCCTGAGGAGCAACTTGCATACCTTTAGAAGATAACCAGTGCTCTGTCCATGGAAGAGGGTTATTACTAACAGGAGTATCAAAAATTGCCTTTAATCCAATAGACTTTAGACGACGATTAGCAGTCCACTCAACATACTTAGCAAGAAGTTTGTCATTAAGACCAATAAGAGATCCATCTCGGAACAAATACTCTGCCCAAGACTTCTCTTCTTCTACACACTCACGGAACATCTGATAGACATTCTCTTCCTCTTCCTTAGCAATCTCAATCATCTCAGGATCATCACCCTCCAACCATTTTTTGATAATGTTCTTAGTGATAGTCATGTGCTGACTTTCATCTCTAGCAATGAGACCAATAATCTTAGCAGATCCTTCTAGAAGTTTAAGTTCACCAAAAGCAAACGAACAAGCAAATGATACGTAGAATCTGATTCCTTCAAGTATGTAGACATTAGCCATTGCTCTGTAAAGTTTTCTTTTAACATCATTAAGTGTGTATTCAGCATTGATATGATCTCTCCACCCATCTCTCCAATGATTACTCTGACCATACTCATGTCCTGCATTAATAAAATCATCGTATGCCTTGGTAACTGATTGTGCTCTCTGGAGGATCTTCTCGTCGTCTAAAATATGATCAAAAACATCAGAGGGGTCAGCATATACATTTTTAATAATGTGGGTGTATGAGCGACTATGGATCATCTCCATGGTCTGCCAGATATTCATACATGCTTCCAACTCAGGTAGAGAACAGTATGGTGCGAATGCCATACCAGGTGCTCTACCTTGTACAGAATCTAAAAGAATCTGATACTTAAGGTTGCTAGTAAAGATGTGTCTCTGTGCTTCATTTAATGTCTGATAATCTGCTCTGTCTTTCTGGAGAGAGACTTCTTCTGGTCTCCAAAAATATCCAAGTTGATTCTGTGTAAGTTTGTCAAAGATAGGATACTTAAACTTATCATATCTTTGGACTCCAAGAGGAGGTCCAAAGAACATTTTTTGTTTGGTGCTGTCAACAATATCCGTATTGAATACTGTCATTCCTTCAACTTTAGTAGCCATGGGTTCGTTAACTCTAAATTTTGCAACTGTCACAATCTTCTTCCTCTGATTCTAGTATTTGGTTTAATAGATCTTCAATTGATTCTTTTTTCTCCTCTGTTAGTTCTTGCTGATCATCTTTATTATCGTATGTGTTTTGATAATAAGAAGTTTTCCATCCATACTTGTATGTCTTCAGGAAATCACCTGCCATAACAGATACTGGAACTTCATTGTTCTCATAGTTTTCTGGATTATAACTCCAGTTTCCAGAAATTGCCTGGTCAAAGAACTTTTGCATAGCGGCAACGATTTTAATATATCCATCGTTGTCTTTCATATCCCATAAAAGAGTGTAGTTATTCTTGAGACTACCATACTGAGGAACGATCTGTTTGAGTGGTCCTTTCTTGGACTTTTTAGTGGACAGATATCCTCTAGGTGGTTCAATTCCATTGGTTGCATTTGACACAACGGAACTGCTTTCCGATGGCATTTGTGCCGACAGTGTTGAGTGCCGTAAACCGTGGGTAATGATAGATTCTCTAAGACCTTCCCAATCATGATTCAATTCCGTTCCACAGAACTCATCGATATCACGCTTGTAAGTGTCGATTGGGAGGATACCGTCTGCATACTTGGTTCTATCAAAATATCCACACTTGCCCTTCTCTTGAGCGATGGCATTACTTGACTTGAGCAAGTAATATTGGAAAGATTCAGACAAGTCGTGGACGAGTTTCCATGCTCCTGGGTCATCGTAGTGTTCTCCATTTTTTGCTAGGTAATGTGCGAGTCCGATATAACCAATACCAAGAGATCTACGATTCTTGGTGCTCAATTCTGCTGCTTCTACTGGATACTCCTGATAATCTACCAGTTCCTCCAGACCACGAACAGCAAGATCACAAATTTCTTCCAGTTCATCTTTCTTTGATACCTTACCTATGTTAACAGCAGACAAGATACACAAAGCAATCTCACCATTAGGGTCATCGATATGTTGGAGAGGTGTAGTAGGTAGAGTAACCTCTTGACAGAGATTACTCATATTTACCTTATCTTTGAAGGAAGAATGGAAGTTACAGTGATCAATGTTCATAATATAAACACGACCAGT